AAAAATATAGTATATTATAATTTCAATAGTGCTGAGTGGCTATCGAAAGATTAGCTTTCCCCCAAGAGTTGATCTTCACGCTGCTCAGCACTTAACTTCAGCTTGGGGGCAAGTAATTCTTGGGGGAATACTGTGATAAATATTTTCTTAGGTACATCTTACGAAGACACACCTACAGGGGAACTAAAGAAAAAACAAGTAATTTCATTTAAAGACTTTTGTCAAAAATATCTATCTACTTGTTTACAAGGTAAGAAAAATGATTACTATGTAACTATCGGTGATGAATACGCACTGACTCCAGCTAGTCCCGATGCTCCTGCACTTTCGTATAAAGCGTCTGATCACTATCACAGAAATAATAAGTCCCAATTAACTGCGTGGTTGCTTCCTTTTGATGGAGACAGTTCTAAGAGTTCGAACTCTTCTTGCATTGCACCTCTAGACGTTCATGAAGCTCTAATCAAACTGGGTTACACTCATGTCATATACACTACTCATAGTCATATTCCTCGCATTAAAAATAGGTGGAGGTTATTCATACCATGTAAAATGACTTCTCCCAAACAACTTTCTTTATCTGTAAATTATCTTTATAAACAATTAGTCAATGCTGGTTGTGATGATCTAGAACTTAGTTCTGAATCTAAGACATGGTCTGTTCCGTGGTATCTGCCAACTAGAGATTTTCCTGAAGATGGAAATTTTGAATATTATGAATATTTTGATGGAGTAGATTTTCTAGCTATAGACTCAAGCTCTCCAGAAGCTAAAATTAAATCTGAGAACACTGAAGAAAGTCGAACTGTAACAGCAATGCTAGAAATTATAGCTAAGGGCGGCGCTGACACGGGTTTACACAAAGCTACAAGAGATTTGGCTTATGGTCTAGTTAAAGACGGTTGCGCACCTGGAACTGTTAAAGCTATTCTTCATTTTATAAGTAACTATTCTGGAGAACTCAGCCCAAGGCAATCTGAGAATATATCTAAAATCGACAGTTTAGTCGATTCAGCAACAATGAAAGTACTAGAGGAAATTAAACCGAATTCTGACTGGGATGCGCCCGGTACTATAAGCGCTAAAATTTACACTGTGTATCCCAATCAACACTCAATGATGGAAGAGCTTGTACAGACATGTTTAAAGTGGATGCCGTATCCGAATAGACAAATTGCCGTTATTGCTGCTCATAGTTTAATAAGTGTACTCGGGGGTCGAACATACACTCTAGAAAATGGCTCGGGTATTGTACTTACAGCTCTTGTTACGGGTAGGAGTACGATAGGAAAGAGTTTTATTAAAAAATTCTGCATATTTTGCCTAAACAACTTTCAACTCGCTAATGTAAGTCAGGATTTTATAGGTTCGCATTTTTATACTAGTAGCAAAAACTTGGTACAAGAACTCTCTGAAGCGGGTAGTCTGCTTAGTGTGCGGACTGAATCAGGGCAGAGTGATAAGTCTAATGCTGGAGACATGACTAGAGTGTTGATGTATGAGTTAGAACTTGCTACTGAAAGTGGGAGTGCTGGATATGTAAGTAGTGGCGGGCAAAATGAAAAGATCCCTAGTTTATTTTCTCCTGCAGTTACGACTATTAGAGAAAGTGTTGCTCAGATACAGAACGAAGCTGATGTGATAAACGCGACTGCTGTTAGCGGCGTCGCCGGTAGGCGGAGTCATGTGTTAATAGATCCTATAAAACCTAGTTATAACGAAAATCAATTAAGAGAATTACCCGCTAATATTAAATCTCTTATATTATCTCTTTATAAAAAAGCTGCTAATGAACAAAGAAAGAAAGTTACTGAACCATTGCCAAAGAGTCTATGGACTGTAATAACTTATAAGAATCCACAGTACTTAGCTAAAAAACGTACTCACTGGATTGAAAAAGAAAATCGGGCGGCGGTGCAGGATATGCACTTTGAATCAACATTCTATGGTAGACTGGGCGAACGATTGCCCTCTTGGGCAGCTAGACTTGCTATAGTTGATAATATCGAAAATCCTATCATAACTAACGAACACATAGATATAGCAGAAGAAAGTCTTATCGCAGAATTGTCTGCTAATGACTTGCAACAGGACAGCGGAGAATTAGACTCAGATATTAATCAAACAGTTACTTATATATTAGATTTATTTAAGGGCGATATGACTAAAAAAGCGACTCTAATTAATAATAACACTAAAAACATGCTAAAAGATGGCGCGTGTGTGATGTCTACAATTATGAGTAGAGCAAGCGCAAGAGGAAGTTATAAAAAAGCGGCGCCGAAAATTCCTCAGATAAATAATATTTTGCTAAGTACTCTTAAGACTCGAGGCATAGTAGAATTGACTAGAGACGAAGCAAAAGAGAAGTATAATTATAATGGGAGAGTGTTAAAACGAAGTTAAAGGAGGATAATGATGGACAACTTTAATTCAGAATTTGATTTAACAGAAAAAGTATCAGTAGATGCTATAGCGGAAACTTTGATACGAGCGGCAGACAGGATTTACAAGTATCATATTTCTATTGCATTTGGCCAAGAGCCTCCCGAAGGTTTTGAAGCAGGCAATAAAGATTATCAACAGAAAATACTAGATCTCGTGTCGCCTATGGTTAAAGAGTATCAACAAACAAAACAGATAACTGCTACTACAGCGGGCTCAGTTATTGCTCTTCTTTCAAAAGGAAAAGTCACCCCGTCAGAGGCATTAGCGTTATTAAGTATTATTAAGAAGAAAGTTGACGTTGAAGAAGATGAACTTGCTTTGAAGCTAAAAAAGGATTTAATAAAACAACTTGATAGGGAGGAAATTAATGAAAATAAATGCAAAAAATAAAGGCTCTGCTGGAGAGAGAGAATTTGCTAAATGGCTACAAGTTAATTTAGAACTAGATTATCTACCGACTAGAAACTTAGATCAAGTTAGAGACGGCGGCGGTGATATACTTGGAGTCAAGCCTTTTATTTTTGAAATAAAAAGGTGTCAACAACTTGCTCTAAGAGACTGGTGGGTTCAAGTTACAAAAGCAGCAAAAACTGGAGAAACTAGAGTAGTTGCGTATAGACAGAATAATAGTAAGTGGAAATTCTTAATAAGTGCAACTCATATTGGATTAGCTACGGGCTTCATCCAACTAGAAGAATTTGAAGCAAAAAGCTGGTTGATGCAAAAAATTGCATAACCTATTAATTTTATTGCATAAAAAAAGCCTTTACTTTTATATATTTATGTAATATACTATTATAAAGGTAAAATTATGACGAATAAAAAAATAATAGAGCAAAAATTAGCAATACTTGGAAGGAGTGTACCGAAATGCGAAGACACTATAGAAGTAAAAAATAAAGAGTCAAGAAAGCAATGGTGGTCTCGGATGATGGAGACTGCAGAAAAAGATGGAGATCGACTTAAAGCGTCAGAATTATTAGGAAGATCAGAAGCTGATTTTATAGATACTACTAGACATACGGGTGCTGATGGCGGTGCAGTAATAATTCAACCTATGAGTATAAAGAGTCTTCAAGATGCAATTGATAGAATGCAAACCAAACAGAGATTACGCGAATCAAGCAGTTGAGTTTCTAAGAAACGCAACATATGAACAAGCTCTTGATGTGTACTCGACTGTTTTAAATGATCCTAATATTGATAATTCTGTATTAGCGCATATTGGTCTCTATGATAGATATTTTTTCTCACAAGTAATTTTAAAACTTGGAGACGTATTAGCTAGATCATGGCATCCTTGGTTATACGAACGTTGCAGAGAAGTAGAAAAGAATCCCGATGGATATATTGATTTATGGGCACGAGAACATTTTAAAAGCACTTATATAACATTCGCAGGAGCATTGCAGGAAGTAGCCAAAGACCCTGAACTCACCATCGGGATTTTTTCTCATAATGCAAAACATTCTAGATCTAATTTTGTAGTTAGAATTAAAACAGAATTAGAAACAAATGCTCTTCTTTCAGATTTTTATCCTCATGTCTTTTTTAAAGATCCAAAAAGAGAATCTTCAATATGGTCACGAAACGAAGGTCTTGTTTGTAAACGTAAATCAAACCCTGCAGAACCGACATTTTCAGGTCACGGGTTAGTAGACGGACAGCCAATTGGAGCTCACTTCGGGCTTTTAATCTACGATGACGTAGTTACAGATAAATCTGTCGGAACACCTGAGATGATTATCAAAACCACTGATATGTGGGACTTAAGTCAATTCTTAGGCAAAGAAGCTGAAGATGGGAGTAAACCAAGAGTCTGGTATATCGGAACTAGATATAATCATGCAGACACTTATAAAACTATTCTTGAAAGAAAAGTAGCAATCCCAAGAATCTATCCAGCAACAGACACGGGCGCTCCAGACGGAGAACCCGTCTACTTATCAAGAGAGCAATGGAAAGTAAAGAAACAAAGATCTAGTGCGTATATGGTTGCTTGTCAGATGTTACAAAATCCTCTTGCTGGCAGCGAAATGGAGTTTAAACCTGAATACATACGTAGATATGAATTAAGACCTCAAGTACTAAATATAGGAATACTAGTAGATCCAGCGTCTTCTAAGAAAAAGGGTTCATCTGATACAGCTTTTGCAGTTATAGGAATGGATGGTCAGTGGAATAAATACTTGCTAGATGGAGCAATCCACAAAATGAATTTGCATGAAAAGTGGATAATGCTTAAAACTCTTAGAACAAA